CGGCTGTCTCGGGACGACCGAGGTCGCTGCCCTCGACACGGGCGACATCACGACCGGAACTTTCGCCGATGCTCGCATCGACGGTTCGCTTGAGGCCGATGAAGTCAATCCGACGCTCGGTACTCAGACCGTTGGCAACTACGTCGGAACTGTCGCCGATGGCACCGGCATCGACGGCACAGCCTCGGGAGAAGGCCCTACCTACACCCCAACCCTCGACTTCACCGAAATCAGCGCGATGACCATTGGCGCGGGTGGAGGCGGTTTCGCGTGGACCTTTGACGCGGGCGCAACCGACGCCGTGCTCAATTTTCAAACCACCGGGCGCATCTCGCTGACGGCGGGCGGAACCGCTCCCTCTTGGACCATCGACGACGAAGGCGAGTTAGCCTTCAATGAAGAGGATGCCAACGGGTCGAACTCACTCGCGATAAAGCCGCCTGCGGCAGTTACATCTAACCAAACTTGCACTCTCCAGGACGATGCCGATTTCGTCCCCGACACCTGTGTCGGCGGAGGCCAACGCATTAGCGAGCTTCAACCGGCCACGGGAACGGCAACCATCGCCCCGGTCAAGATGGTATCGGGCACCCTCAACACCACGGCCCAGGACGGCGGCATTGAGATGGATGCTGACGTACTGTACGCCACGACCGATGCGGGCAATCGCGGCATTATCCCAGTCACACAGTCCATTCGTCTCGACGCCGCCTACACTCTCGCCAACAGCGCGGCGGAGCAGAAGCTCTTCAACACCTCAACGAACGGGCGGCTGACGCTGGAGACCGGCGCTTACCGTTTCGAGTGCATGTTCGGCATCACCGCCATGTCAGGGACCTCCGGCAACGCCGCCTTCGATATTCTCGGAGCGGGCGGAGCCACGCTCGGCACCGTCCTCTACACCGTACAGGGCAAAGATGTGGCAGCCCTCACTACACTTGGCGCGGACGCCGGTTCGCAGAACGTGGTCGCGCAGACCGCAGCCTCAATGGTAACTGCGGCGACTGGCGTCGCGTTGCAGGCAAGCATCGACGGAACCTTTGAGGTCACTGTCGCAGGAACCATCCAGCCCGCCGTTACGCTCGTAACCGCCATCGCCACGGCTGCGGTTGCGGTCGGGAGTTATTGTCAGTTCAACCGGATTGGCTCGACCACGGCGGGCGTCACCGGGCAATGGGATTAATGGAGAACGTGAATGGCTTTATCTGTTTTAGACGAGTTTATTGTCAGCCACTTTGGGGTTCCTCAACGAACAACCGTTGGTGAGCTTCTTGGCGGTGTCGTTGCCGTCAGTGCCACGACATTAACGGATTATGAGGAGTCCGCGCTAATTGGCACCACCGGTGCCGACGGTAACATAACGCTATCGGGAACTTACACGTTGCAGGGTGTGGCATTGGCTGTGGGAAATAGAGTTCTGCCCACTGCTCAAACAAACGGCGCTAATAATCGGATATGGGTGGTCGCAGCCGGTGCGTGGACAATTGCTGCGGGTTGGGACACCACTGACACCAACGTGTCAGCGGGCAAACTTGTTCCCATAGAGGCCGGAAGCAATGGAGGGAAGAAATTCCAGTTACTTACCCTCGGCACTATTGTCCTCGGCACCACCTCGCTCTCGTGGGATACCGATGCGAGAAGCTTCATTTCAAACTTCCTCGGCCAAAACAAGAACGCGCCAGCTTTCGATTTTATCGTGGCCGATGCGAAAACGTGGAATTTCCTGGCGCGGAATGGTGCCCAGACGGGGACCATTAGAACCAATTCCGCTCAACCACTGCCGGTCGGTTCTGAGATCATCGTCCAGTACGATCCCGCAGGCACCGGCGTCAAAACTATCACAGCCGAGGGCGGCGTGACACTGAACGGTGTCAATGGTGGCAGCTTGACATTGGTTTCTCGCACCGATGCTTATTTTCTGAAAAAGAAGAGTGGCAACGAATGGCTGGCGGCACCGATGAAGGCGCCAGTCGAGTCCTTCGTTATAGCTTGCTCCGACGAAAGTTCGGCGTTGACTGCGGGCACGGCCAAAGTCACGTTCAGAATTCCATATGCGTTTACACTCATCGCAGTTCGTGCCAGCGTAAACACGGCTCCCACGGGTTCAACCATCATCATTGACATCAATGAGGGCGGCACGTCTCTTCTCTCCACCAAGCTTTCAATCGACGCGACCGAAAAGACAAGCACCACGGCGGCAAGTGCTGCTGTGATTTCTGACAGTGCCCTCGCTGACGACGCCGAGATAACAATCGACTTCGATCAGGTCGGCTCGACTATCGCAGGTACTGGCGTCAAGGTTTGTTTGATAGGAACCAGAGCATGAGCTATTTAATCAATCCGTTTACATTCAGCGGGTTCTCCTTTTCTGGGGCTCTTGTCAAGCTGAGCGGAAACTTGTCTGCTGTCAATCATAGTGCTGGCAACGTTGCAATACCATTCGATGTGGAAACTTATGATTACGGAGGCTGGCACGATAACGTTACAAACAACACTCGATTTACAGTGCCTGCTAATGTTGCCTTTGTCCTGATTGCTGGGTGCGTGGAACGACAAAACGTTGTGGCAAATTCGTATTGTCAGGCCGAAATTTTTAAAAACGGAGCTTCGCTCTCGCCATCAATGTCTGTTAACAACTACACGGGCGATACAGTCCCCATTACAAACGTTTCTTCTACTGTCATAGCCGTAACGGCGGGAGACTACTTCGAGCTAATGGATTTCTGTGGCGACAGTTCAATCGACATTGTTGTAACTCAAACCTGGTTCAACATAATTAAGGTGGGTTAGATAATGGCTTTCAACGGTGCACTCGTCAAAAAAGTTGCCAATCAAACAACGGCAAACTACACGACCCTAACAGCGGTCGCGTGGGATACTGAGGTCTACGATACGAACAGTTGGCACGACAATGCCACCAATAACACAAGAGTGACTGTTCCTTCCAGCGTCAATAAAGTTCGTCTTACGGCTGGTTTCTTCGCGGACCTAATATCTGGGGCTGACAGAATTAGGCTGCATATCTACAAAAACGGCGCTGTTTTAACACATTCACTCAGTGGGGCGTTGCTTGCGTATCACCAGTATACGAAGTGGTCGTTGGTGATTATTTTGAGCTTATGGTTTCCGTGTCGGGTGATACGAGCATAAGTGTGTTTGCTGTGGCGTCGTGGTTATCAGTTGAAGCCATTGACGGTGTGCCTCCGACATACAGTGGTGCTGTTGTTAAAAAAGCGGCCGACCAAACTGCCGCAAATTATGTTGGTGGAGTTTTAGTCGCGTGGGACTCAGAAGTACACGATGTAGGTGGCTGGCACGACAATGTGACTAACAACACTAGGTTAACGGTGCCGTCTGGCGTATCTCGCGTTAGACTTAAAGCTCAGATGCTTACAACTCTGACAACGAGTTCTGATATTAGATTACTGGCTTTAAGGAAGAACGGAGCCGCAATTACGCCAGATATTAGTCCGTGGTTTGTTATGAATAATGCGACAACAAACTCTCAAGTCGTTTCGCCCGTCTTGGACGTTACGCCGGGAGACTATTTCGAATTGAGCTTTCTTGTTAATACCGACACCAGCGTAACAGTTGTAGCGACACAGTCGTGGTTTGCTATTGAGAAAGTGGAATGAGTTTGAATTATGGACCTAATTGAAGAACTCGCCACCTTCTCGAACGATCCTCTCGGGTTCGTTCTGTTCGCCTTTCCGTGGGGCGAGCCGGGCGAATTAGAGAACTCATCGGGTCCGGTCGATTGGCAAGTCGGGGTTCTCCAACAACTCGGCGAGGGCGTTCTAACGATTGATGACGCGATCCGTATCGCGCGGACCTCCGGCCACGGTATCGGCAAATCTGCCCTTGTTGCATGGATCATCCTGTGGGGAATGTCTACGTTTGAGGACACTCGTGGGGTTGTGACCGCGAACACAGAGTCTCAACTTCGAACGAAAACTTGGGTCGAGCTAGCAAAATGGCACCGACTCTTTATCGGGCGAGACCTGTTTAGGATGACTGCGACCTCGCTTTTTAGCGTCGATCCCGAGCACTCTCGGACGTGGCGCTTCGATTGCGTCCCTTGGTCGGAAAAGAATACCGAGGCCTTTCAAGGAATGCACAATAAAGGCAAGCGGTTGATCCTCGTTTTTGACGAGGCCTCGGGTATCGTCGATCTCATTTGGGAGGTTGCTGAGGGCGCGCTGACTGACACAGGGACTCAGATCATTTGGGCCGTGTTCGGAAACCCGACCATGAATAAGGGCCGGTTTCGAGACTGTTTCTCTGGCGGCAAGTTCGCCCACCGTTGGCTCCACGGAGCGGTTGACTCGCGCACAGTCCCGTTCACGAACAAGAAGCAGATCGCGGAGTGGATCGACGACTATGGCGAGGACAGCGATTTCGTCCGCGTTCGCGTCCGCGGAGTATTCCCCCGGATCGACGCTGTGTCGTTCATTCCGCTGGTTCTTGCTCAGAGCGCCGTGATGCGAAATGTCGAACCGCAGGGTGGTGCTCCGGTTATCCTCGGGGTGGACGTTGGCCGGTTTGGCGATGACCCCTCCGTCATTTACCCCCGACAGGGCCGAGATGGGCTCATTCATCCCATCGAGCTTTTCCACGGAATTTCGACGATGGAACTCGCTTCGCGGGTCGCGTTGACCTTCCGCAATCTTCGGGCCAAGGTCTGCATGGTGGACGAGGGCGGGGTCGGCGGCGGCGTCGTGGACCGGCTCCGCCAGCTCAACATCCCTGTAATGGGTGTCGATTTCGGCTCCGGGGCGGATGGCGTGACAGAGGACCTCACAAAGTACGCGAACAAGCGTGCTGAGATCTGGGGTGCGATGCGCGAATGGCTTCGAGTCGGGGCGATCCCCGAAACCGTAAAAGGGAATGTTACAGTTTCTGAGGGCCGTGCAATAACGCTCGTGGATGAACTCACCGGCCCGACTTACGGACTCAACAATAAGGAGGAAATCCAACTTGAGTCGAAAAAAGAGATGCGACGGCGACAAGTTCCTTCGCCGAACATTGCCGACGCTTTGGCCTGCACTTTCGCTTTTCCGGTATTCGTACCCGATGACTCTGCTGGCCTCTACAACCAGAAACCATTTGTAATAACGGACTACGATCCGTTCAGCTCAGAAAGGATGCAAAATGACATTTCTTATGCCTGATAAGCCAAGAGCAGCGGCACCGCCTCCAACCACCCCGACCAAGGCAGACTCATCTGTTCTAGCGGCAGCTGAGCGCGATCCCATTTCGGGGTACGCCAGTTTCATTTCCGCTGGGGCGCAAGGCCCGAAACGGAAAGCGAGCACCAACAAGGCTTCGCTTATCGGAGGTTCATAATGAAAATTGACATCGAGGCCCACACTAAATGTAGTGGGCTCGTCTCAGGAATGGACCGTGAGCGGCAGGATTGGCTCCCCCTTTGGAAAGAGGTCGCCGATTACATTCTTCCGCACAAGTACATTTGGCTCATGGACGATAAGACACGGAAGAACCGCTCGGCCAAAAACCCGAACATTGCGGACGGCACCGCAACGGCGGCGCTCAAAGTTCTCGCGAGCGGGATGATGAACGGTATCACTGCGCCGAGCCGTCCGTGGTTCAAACTCCGCCTCGCCGGGTTCGGCGACGATGAGAGTTGGGACGCGCGGGTGTGGCTCGATGAGGTCGAACGCCGAATGTTACTCGTAATGGCCACGTCGAACTTTTACAACTCGTTGGCAACAGTCTATGTAGATCTCGCTCTGTTCGGCACTGCCGCGATGCTCATCTATGAGGATAACATTTCTGTCATTCGCTGCTACAACATGGCGGCGGGCGAGTACTTGCTTGGACAGTCGGCCCGACAGGAAATCAACACTTTCTCTCGTCGCATTCGCCGAACTGTCGCCCAAATGGTCGAGCAGTGGGGCGAGGAGAATTGCAGCGACTCAGTAAAGATGGCCCACAAGAGCGGTGGCGCAAACCTCACGCAAGAACGAGTCGTTTGGCATCTCGTCAAGCCGAACTCAGACCGCGTGGGCCGATATGGAAACTATCCCTTCATCGAGTACTATTGGGAAGAGGGCGCCACCAAAGGTGAGGTCCTCGGGATGGCCGGGTTCAACGAACTCCCCGGAATTTTCCCTCGTTGGGAAACGCTCGCCAACGACTCTTACGGAACATCATGGCCAGCCGCACAAGCCCTCGGCGACATTATTCAGCTCCAGCACGAGTCCAAACGTAAGGGCCAATCCCTCGATTTCATGAATCGGCCTCCACTCCAAGCGGACATTCAGCTCGCGGACAAACCCAACGCTCTCATCCCCGGCGGCATAACTTTCGTTCAGGGCGTGAACACGCGCAAAGTCGAACCCCTCTACACGGTTAATCCGCCGATTAATGAGATGATGCTCGACATCCGCGACATCCAGGCACGTATTCGTGAGTTCTTCCACAACGATCTCTTCCAGATGATCTCGCAGCTCAACACGGTGCGATCGGCGACTGAGATCGACGCCCGACGCGAGGAGAAACTCATCCTTCTCGGGCCGGTTTTGGAGCGGTTTGGGGTCGAGGCTCTCGATCCGTCGATCGCTCGCGTGTTCGCTGCGATGGGGCGAGTCGGTCTCATTCCGCCTGCACCCGCATCCATCAGCGGGGCGCAACTCGAAATACAATACGTGAGCATTCTTGCGGCGGCGCAAAGTGCGGTCGGAGTTATTCCGAGTGAGCGATTCGTCCAGTTCACAGGGCAACTCGCTGCGGTCTATCCGCCCGCCCTCGATCTTCCCGACTTCGACGCCATTATCCGAGACTACGGACGCGACATTGGGACGAAAGCAAAGCACGTTCGTCCAGTCGCTGCGGTCGAGGAGTCGCGCCGACTCCGGGCCGAGCAACTTGCGGCACAGCAGGCGGCGAACATTGGACAGGCCCTCGTCGGGGCCGGAAAGACTTTAAGTGAAACTGATGTCGGCGGCGGGGCCAATGCTCTTCAACAAATGATGAGTCGTTGATATGGCTCTTGCCGTTCTCGGATTTGTTTGTTATGGTGAACCATGGACGAAGATGATCGCGCCGTTAAACGAGACGCCAAGAAGGCCCGCCGCGCCGCTCGTTTCGAACGGACGCAGCGAGAGTCCGCCATCAAGGCACTCATGGCCTCGACAGACGGTCGCACCTTCCTCTATTGGCTTCTCGCTGAGTGCCACGTCGGGCACAGTCCATTCGCCACGAACGCCCTTGTCATGAGCTTCTCTTGCGGAGAGCAGAACGTAGGACTCAAGCTCCAAGGGCTCATCATAGAATTATGTCCAGAAAACTACCTCGTAATGTTAAAGGAGAAACAGAATGCCGGAACCCCTGACGACACCTTCGACGACACCGGAGACGACGCCCCCGACGTTGATTAACACGCCTCCGACCGGCGCAACTGGTGCTGAGGGCGCAACTGGAGCTACTGCTGCTGGGGCGACGGGAACTACGGGTGCGACCGGAGCGACCGGGACCGAGTTCGTTCCGCTCGCGGCGGCCGACCTCACAATCGATCCCTCGATGACGGTCGATGAGGCCACTCGCGATGAATTTCTTGCGGTTGTCAATGACCGCGCCCTTGCGCCGAAGGACATGGCGAACAAACTCATCGGTTTGCAGACCAAGATGATGAAGGCTCAGTCGGAGAAATCCACTGAGCTTTACACGAAGATGCAAACCGATTGGCAGAACGAAGTTCGGGCTGATAAAGACGTAGGTGGCGACAAACTCGATGGGGTACTTAGCGGTATCAGTCGAGTTGTTGACAAGTACGGAAGCGCCGAACTGCGCCAGATGATGGATATCACTGGAGTTGGGAACAACGTCCATATGGTGAGGTTCATGAACAAACTCGCGGTTGTCTTGAATGAGCCTTCTTTCGTGCCGGGTTCCCCGGTAGGCTCGAAGAAAAGTCAAGCCGACACCCTCTACTCCTAATGAAAGGTAAAGCCTAATGGCAACTCTCTCTGTAGTCAATCCAACCCTCATTGATCTGGCGAAAGCCTCTGATCCCGATGGCAAAATTGCCACTGTGATCGAGATATTGAACCAGACTTTGGAAATCCTCGATGACATCTCGTTCATGGAGGGCAACCTACCGACCGGGCACAGAACGACAATTCGGACTAGCCTCGCTGTTCCGACTTGGCGCAAGTTCAACGGCGGCGTCATCCCGAATAAAGGTACAACCGCACAGATCCAAGACTCGTGCGGTATGCTTGAGGCTTACGCCTCGGTTGACAAAGCTCTTGCCGATCTCAACGGCAACACGAACGAGTTCCGCCTGATCGAAGATCGGGCTCACATCGAAGGCATCGGTCAGGAATTGGCCCGTGCCCTGTTCTACGAGAACGAAACACTCAACCCCGAACGTATCACCGGCCTCGCGCCGAGATACAATCTCCTGTCCGCCGTCAACGGTGAAAATATCATCGACGCTGGCGGCACCGGCACCGACAATACCTCGATCTGGCTCGTCTGTTGGAGTCCGAACACCATAACCGGTATCATCCCGAAGGGTTCAATCGCCGGTATGCAGGTGGAAAATCTTGGGCGGATGACGCTCCAGAATTTCGACGGTGCTGGCGGTCAGATGGAAGCCTATCAGACCCATTATCGTTTTGATGCTGGTCTTTGTTTGCGGGATTGGCGCTATGTGGTTCGTATTTGCAACATCGACAAATCGGACCTCACGAAGAACGCCGCGACCGGCGCTGACCTCATTGACTTGATGGTTCAGGCGATCGAGTTGATCCCCAATATGAATATGGGCCGTGCTGTGTTCTACTGCAATCGACGTATCCGCAGC